CAATCAACTGTAGGTTCTACCGTAGTAGTCATTTTGATCCTCCAATGTCAAGTCGTTGTTTAATAAAAGTAAGTTGTTCTTTTGTTAAGATTTTCAGTGCTTGGGATGCTTTTTCATTACTATAACCATAGTATGATTTGACACATTCTAAGTCTGTAACCTTATCCTTTCGGAGCCAGGGAGAAAATCTCTTCTTTTTCCTTAGACTATTTAGATAAAATGAATATTGCATATCTTTATCAAGTTGATGATGTATATTCATTTCATTTGCATACATTACACAATCAATATGTCCAGACAAACAACGATTGATAATATAAGGTGGATATGTTTTTATTTCTTCACTCAAATCTTCTTTAGTAAAATTAATCGAGTTCAACCAATCCTTCAATTCCATAATTAAAAAGCAAGAGTTCTTTCCTTTGTTTTTGCTCACGCATATATTCACCAACAGAACGCATCGTATAAGTTAGGTCAAACTCAGCAGCATTCCAGTTCTTAAACCGATCTTTAACAAGTTGATCTGAATTATAACTAATCAACTGGTGCATAGGATAACGAAAGTCACAATCAGCAGCAAACTTATCGTGATCAAATCCTTTGTGCATTGATCCTTTTCTCCCATAGAGATTATCCTTAATGTCATAAGGAGGATCAAGATACACAAAAGCAGTGGTGTCTCCATCCAACAAATAATCGTAAGAGTAGTTAGTTATACGCCAAGATCCAATCAATTTAGAATATTCTGGCAATTTTTCAATGCCACGCAAACTGAAGTTGGAATTAGATGCTTGTGGTGAAAAAGATGAACTTTCCGTGAGACCACTGAAAGAACACTTATTAACAACATAGAAAGCCACAGCACGATCAATGCTTGACAAATCTTGGTCATTGATTTGCTCCTTTGCTTGAAGGAAAAGATCTCTTGCTAAATCTGGAGTATTATTTGTCGTCTTGACATCTACCAGTTTATCTTTAAGATCAGTTCCAAACATCTGGAGTTGTTGCCAGAAGTTTACAAGAGGTTCATACAAATCATTTACCCAAATATTTAACCCAGGATATTTCTTGGTGATATAAATCGCAACACTTCCTCCTCCAAGAAATGGTTCCCGAAATTCATTGTAGTTACGAAGATCTGGAAAATATGGTCCCATCTTCTCACAAGCACGGGACTTACCACCCGGATATCTTAAACAAGTTTTGAGAGATTTTTGACTTGTCATTTAAATTCACACTCACACATAATTTCAGTCAAAGCAGCAAGAAGATTTATTTCCTGGTCAGCCACGAATGCACATTGGTATTGATACTTAGCAATAACAAGAACGGCAGCAGGGATAGTTGCGGGTGAAAGGCAATCATAACAGGCGTCATACACCCTGCGAAGTAGACTAGAAGCATCGTTGTCCAGGTTCCCGACCACCCACTTTCTGACTTCAGTAAAGTTTTTATCTTTGAGAGATTTAACCAGTTCATTTACAGAGATGTCTGAGAAAGATGCAAGAATGCCCGCGTCGATTTTTCCTCCCGTAGAATATCGTTGGCATTCGTTGAGGACCCTACGAAAATCGGGGAAGTGTTTCGATACCAATTCAGCAACGACTTTTTCATCATACTCAATTTTCTCCGCATCCAAGATTTGTTGAAGTCGTTTAAAGAAACTTCCTGCCAGTTGGACTTTTTGTTTTCCTTTGATTGTGAAGTCAATGACTGCGCAGCGAGAATGTAAGGGTTCGATGATTTTGTTTTTGTAGTTGCAGGTGAAGATAAATCGGCAGTTGCTATAAAATGCCTCAATATTTGCCCGGAGTAAGAGTTGTACGTCGTTCCCCGTGTTATCTGCCTCATCGATGATGATGACTTTGTGTTTAGAAGATCCCGTAAGTGAGACGGTCGAAGCAAAGTTCTTTGCTTGGTTCCGTACAGTATCCAAGAAACGTCCTTCGTCGGATCCGTTAATGACATAATAATCTGCTCCCAATTCATTACATAATGCTTTTGCAATGGTAGTTTTACCAATTCCAGGAGGCCCAGCAAGAAGGAGATTTGGAATCTCCCCTTTCTCCACAAACTCTTTAAACGTTTTTTTAGTATCATCAGGAAGAATACAATCATCAATTACTTGAGGTCTGTATTTTTCACACAAAAGAAATTCACTTGTCATAATTTAATCATACCCAATCAGGTTTTCGTTGCGGCATACGAAGATAATTAGATGCAACCCAAGGTTTGGATGCAATGTACATCTTGTAAGCAGTAAAAGTGTCAATGCTTTCGTCAAGTTTATACTCATCTGGCATTGCACGAGCAAATGGAGTCGTATTATTTACTTTACCTTTTGGAAACAAATAATATGCCTCTAAAAGAGTATTATAACATGAGTGCGATTTACCATACCTTAGATTGTATTCATCGCAAAGATTCATTCCCCATTTAATCAACCAATAAGCATTATCAATTGATTTTGCTGCCCATTGAGTGCAAGGATGATTGCGAAATGCACCTTTAGCAGTTGCATAAGGTGCTCCATCTGTTTTATGAATATCACCATAGTTATGATACCATTTTGATGCCACGATAGAAAGCATTTGACAACACTCAAGTGGCATTTTAACTACATGCTTATCTGGAAGACAGATAGCACTTTCAGCAGGCCAAGGGGAGGTTGCGAAGATGTTCATCCGAATGTTGAATCAGGTTCCAGAGCAATATAATAAGTCAGATCATGATTTTTGGATTGGAATCGTGACAAAAGTTTTTGTGACACAACAACTTCATAAGTTCCAGGAAGAATCTTAATATTTTCTACTTTGAAGTTGAAGACAAACTCAGAATCTGTTTCACCAACTACAACAGAAAAATCGTTGGATGTATCGTTCTTTTTATCACGAACAACAAGTTTAACTACACCTGCTTCACCAACCGCAGAAATATCAGGAAGTTGATAGACAGCAGCAGCTTTGAGCAGTTTATCAAGTTGTTCCGTACTCAGTTCAAAACACACATCTTCACTAGGAAGATTAATTGCTTTATCTGGAGGAGTAATGATAACACTAGGGTCAGCAAAGAAATACTTAGAGCGTGATCTTCCTTCACGAATAACAACATGCCCTTCGTTTTCAAAGTCAAGTTCAGGACTTTGGTATAGACCAAGACCATTCAAAAACTGATTGAGATCATAGATTCCAAAGTCTTTGGGCAAATCTTCTGTAATAGTTGCTTCTGCGAGAATATTTTTCATCACAGAAATGGTACGAAGTTTGTTTCCCTCCTTGAACAGAATAGACTGATTGATGGAAGAGAAGTTTTTTAGAACTGAAAGAGTTTTATCAGAGAGTTTCATAATAATTAATAAGGATAGTTGTTGGTATTCTTGTGAAGACCCGCAAAATGATAAAGGAGAATGCAATAATGAATTGCCTTCAAAATATCTTGTTTGGACTTCCCATTCTTTTTACCAAACCGCGAAAGATATTTAATAGCATTGGAACGGGTGAATGCTTCGGCATCACCAATACTCTCAATCAAATCAAGAGTTTGAGTTTTGGATTGTTCAGAAGTGTAGTGTGAATGATAAGTGCTTGAAAGATATTGCTCAACTTCTTTTAGAGTTTTATCTTCTTCATATTTCCAAAAACCATTACTGTTATTATTTTGTTTCATTTTAAATTCTAAAGGTGATTCTTCAAGAGTATATTCTACAGATCCATCTGGATATGTATGCTTGTAGCATCCAAGTTTTGGATTATCTGATATTGTAGTAGTTGGATTTTTGAAGATAATGTGATCATTCCCAAAACTACCATTTACAGAAGATTTTGAAAAGGTAATAGAATCAGAAAAATAAAAAGGATTTCCAGTTAAACTGTTGCCATCATTTTCCCAAAAATCTTGATTAGGAAGAGGAAGTTCAAAATCATCATACATTCCACCCCTAACCCTAGACTGAGTAAAAGTTACACCATTATTAGGGATGGAACTTTCGTAAGTGCTCTCAAAGTTTTCGGACATTTTGTTTCATAGTAAAGGACAAAGAAGGAGGCACATTGACCTCCTTATATTCTATCAGTTTGCTTTATGATCGTCAAGGAGACCAGTTTGCTGAATATTGTCAGTGGGCATTTGGAAATCAGCATCAACCTTATCATAGAGCTCAAGGAATGCCTGCTTAGTTTCATCATCAAAGCGGTTCACACACACCTGAATTGCCTTTGCCTTATCTTGGAAGATACTGTAGGCACGGATGATGTGGACCAAACGACGAGTGCTGATAATTTCTTCAATACCACCATCATAGAAGGTCTTGCGAATGATGTCTGCCCAATCGACCAAACGCTTGCAGAAGTCGCGGTCTTCCACACCAAGATCCAAAGCAATGCCTTCAAGGATGCGTTGCTCCACAGAAGGAGCAGGATACTCTTGCTCAAAGGTCACAGGGAAACGCTCAAGGAATGCTTCGTTAAGAACGTTAGTGCCGATGAAGCGACCGTCATCGCTACCCTTACCTTTGGTGTTGGCAGTGGCGACTACGTTGAAACCAGCAGCGGGTTTGACATACTTGCCGATCTTCTTAAGGAAGACACCCTTACCCTCAAGCACAGACTGAAGGCAGAGGATTTTGTTAGAGGCAAGGTCAATCTCATCCAGAAGCAGAATAGCACCACGCTCAAGTGCTTCCACCACTGGACCATTGTGCCAGGCAGTCTCACCATTCACCAGACGGAAACCACCAATCAGATCATCCTCGTCAGTCTCAATGGTAATATTGACACGAATCAACTCGCGACCCAGTTGAGCACATGCTTGCTCCACACTGAACGTTTTACCGTTACCCGAAAGACCCGTAATGAACGTAGGATAAAAAAGACGGGATTGAATAATTTTTTTAATATCGTTGAAATTACCAAACTTGACGAAGGTATCATCTTTTACAGGAATAAGGTTTTGATGAACTTCTGGGAGCACGGAAACACTTTGAAATGAACGTTCTATTTCTTGAACTTTTTGCTGCGTCACTTCAAGATTCCACTTACCACGTCCAACTTTAAATTGATCAAGACGTTTGGTCACTGTTTGATAAGAGATGTCACGAGAGGCACAATAACCACGAACATCAGCAGCAGTAAATTCTTTACCAAAAGTATTTTTGAGATCTGTGATGATTTGGTCGTCGGTCATTTGAATACGAGGCATGATGTGGTTGTTTGTTTCAACTGTAGTCATTATAAAGCAAAAAGGGGGTCCCAGCGACCCCCAGTGGTCAGTTGGCCAACTGGTTTCGGAGTGTGGTCAGATACTCCTCGCTGGCAATATGTCCAGTATAACCAGGATAATACTTTTTAACCAAAGCAGGAATTCCCATCGCAGTAATGCTGCTATCACATTTAATCCATACTTCTTTAGTGTCACACTTAACGACATGTTCAAAGGGGAATTTAGTTTTCATATTCCTCATAAGTAAATGTTTTGTTCTTAACTTTAGTATCAAATTCTCCAGTTTTACCTGGATTCATTTTACCAACTTTAACACGCTTACCTTCTCCAGGCCAAGACTTATTGGTTCCGACAAGTTGAGCACCACCCTTTGGTTTCTTTTGAATCAAGACAGAATCTTGATTATACTTCTTACCAAGTTTAGTGATTGCTTTTTTGAACTTTTTCTTACCCATTTTACCAGAAGAAACAACATGTGATTTCTCACCGACTTTCTTCTCTTGAGAAGTTCCTGGGTTTTCGGTATATCTACCAGATACTTTAGTTGGTCCCGGAAGTCCAGCGCCCCTAATATCCTTCTCAAGTTGTCTTGAACGTGCTTTATTCTCTTTCTTTGATTTATCTCCTCTTTGGGCAGACATAATCGCCATTCCACCCTTTTCAGATTTTGCTCTGACTCTATTCAATGAAGTTTCTTGAATAGAGTCACATTCTAAAATAAACTGTTGAAATGTTTTCATGCTACCAAAGAAATAAATTCTCCTAATACTTTTTTATTTAGTTTTTTAGTTTTAAGTGACTTGGCAAAAGCAGATTTGATTTGTGCTTTAGTTGC